TTTTTGGTTCTGATAACCACCCCCATTCTTCAATTTTATCAATAACAGTACTGCACATTTCTTGTATAGTCATATTTTGATTATCAATGATAGCGTCAAAAACATCTGCGTTATTTTCTATTACTTGTTCGCTAGCATGAGAATCTTTGTAAGGCTTTCTTGTTAAACCAATTACTTTTCCTCCAGCGGCTTGTATTGCCGCAATCTCATTACTAAAACGACAATCATCAATTATAGCAAGAAGAGGTTCTTCCAGTTCAATATCTTTCATACATCTTTGAACCCAAATTGGTTCGTATATTTTTCGCATTACTTCCGTTCCAAAAAACTGAAGAAATTCACGGACGGTCATTGGACCAGAGGCGTGATATATTAGATTATGCTCTAATTCTCCATCTACATGTGTATGATCCCAAAGCTCTGGACACGTAATAACTCCTGGCATGTTTTCCCAAAGTAAATGCGGTACTTGCTGTGTTTTATATACCTCTTCTCCATATACTTGTTCATATGTTAAATCAAACAAAGTAATTGCAATTTCTTTTAGAGTATCTCCAAAAGAATATTTTTTTACAAACGGCCACATATTAAACATTGCCCACTCTACAAATTTTTCATCTTTTCTAGATGTGTCAAGCATAGTATCAGTGATTTTTTCTTTTCCATACTCATCCAAAACATTTGTATTTACAATCAACTTTCCTGTATCGGTAATAGCAAAGTTTTGCACTATTTCATTAGCACGTAACTGATAGCCATGTAAAAAGTTTGAACACGTTGATTTGCCAGCCTGTTTTGATCCTGCAAATGCAATGATCCTAGTTTTCATTTATCATTCCTTTTAGTTGAGGGTAAACTTCTTTTTTTATTTGTTCGATTGACATATCGCCAACATCTTTCGATGTAATTGTCGGTCTAAAGTAATTAAATCTTCTTCCGCACTTTTTTACAATTTGTTCATATGCTTTATTTCCAGCTTCGTCTGAGTCTGTTAATACAACAATATTTAAAGCACCAGACTGTTCTAAAAGAATTAATTGATCTTCATTTATGCTCGCCCCAAAAATTCCAACTGTCATTTTCAAACCGGCTTCATGCATTCTCCATACATCTCCCTGTCCTTCAACAAGTATAGCGGTTTTGTTCAAAAAAATATAATCTTTTGCTAAATTCATTCCGTACAATATATTTTTTGAAAATCCTTTACTATGCAGCCATTTAGGTTTTAAATGTTCTTTTATTGCTCTTCCAACACACCCTACATAATTATAGTCTTCATCATATATAGGGACAACAACTCTTCCTGACATTGGCTGATTTTCTACTAAACATTCGCCAACGTCAAACATGTCAAGAGTCTCTGATAAAAAACCTCTACGAATATAGTATTCTGAAGGAATCTTAATTCTATTTCTTATTTCGGCTCTATTTATTTGAGGTTGAGTGTTATGTTCTCGCTTTATCTTATAGCTTGATTCATCAAAATCTTTTTGCAAAAAATCTGTGAGAAATATATCGGTTTCGTTCATTGATACATTTCTACCCGCTTTGCTAGATAGACAGCCACGAACAAATCCAAACAAATTGTTTATATATTCTTCTTCACAATGATGTGTCCAACAAGACCAGTTGCCTTTATTTGTAACGCCGTCAGTAAAAACACAACACGCTTCCGGGTTATCTCCATCGTGAACCGGACAAGGAAATGCTAATCTGTTTGGATACTCTACATAACTAATATCAAAATACTCAAGCAGAGAATGAATTTGATTTAAAGACTCATCACAAAGAAATGAGATCTTCTTCTGTGTCAATTTCTTCTGTTTGAAATCCTTCTTGTCTAGCTCTGTTGCCTTCATGAATTTCGTTCCTGGTTAACCCCTGCTCAATTCTACCAAATTTACCATGCATTTTCATGCTAATATAATCACCATCGTCCAATCCTTCTCCATGTCTTGCGACTACTGGCACAAGTTTTCTATCACCGTTGTTTGCTCCGTCTGTTGCCTTTTCTTCATCTGACTTTAATTTAAAAATTGAAAAACTTGTACAAAGCCAAATCAAACGATCAGAACCAGAGACAACATCTGTAGATTCTTTTGTAATACCGTCTCTATTTAATTGCACAAAAGCCAAACATGCAACATCATACTTAACCACAAAATTGTGAAGTTTAGTGATCTGAAAACCAAGAACCTGATATTCTTGCATAGATGCACTAATGCCTTCCGATCCCATCAATTTTAAATAATCATAAACAATTAAACAATCTTTAGTCTTGCCGTTTTCGTCAAACCCAACGTGTTGATAAATCCACTTTCTCATTTGACTAAGAATATTTTCAAACGACTCCCCAGCAATACTAATGTAATGATATGGGATATCTTTTAGTTTTTGTGCTGCGTTTGAAACCTTTTCTTTTTCAATTTCATTTTCGCTAAATCTTCCTGTAGAAATTCTGTTAATCTCTACTCCCGACAAATCAGCAAGAATACGATTGTAGTGATCTTCTTTAGACATTTCTGTATCAAGAACCAAGACTGGAATATTTAGCTTACCAGCAACGTGTGTTGCTACAGCGTCTCCAAACATGGATTTTCCAACTTTTGGCCGAGCAGCAACCAAGTCCACACACTTTCTTCTTAAACCTCCACCTATAGCACTATCATATGCAGGAAATCCACTAGGAATTCCAACAAAGTCAGAAACGTTGTTACTCAAAAAATCTAGATAGTCATCCAGCCCTTCGCCAATAGTTTCTGTCTTTTTTCTTGATGATTGATAAATGTCTCCAGTTGCTTCAAGAAGAGGTTCTTCTATTCTTGCAACAATATCCATTACATCTTCTTCACCAGTTACATTTGCTAACTCTTTTTCACATGCTTTAAGTGTTTGTAATAAGTCTCTAGATAATTTTAGTTTTGCAATTTTAGACGCATAAGTACCAACATTTGACTTATGTATTGGAAAATTAAAGAGAGATCTTATAAAACCAATTTCATCTTTGGTGTTGATTTGATCATAAACACCAAGATCATTTGCGGCAGATAGTATAGAAGATAGTTCTACTTGAGTATTTTCTGAAATTGATTTATAAATACAATCAAATATTAATTGATTCATAGGATCTGTAAAGCTCCTAGAATCAATAAAATCAACTTCTAAATATGCATCGAGACCGTATTGACACAATGCTGCCAATACAGCCCTTTCTGATGCTAGATCTTCCAATTTGTTTATCTTCTTAGACATGAATCACACACGAAAAAATCTCTGGCATGTTGTTGATGAACCTCTACCGTTTTATTGCAGCGGGTGCATGTTTGTTTAATTTTCTTATATGCTGGCCTGCGACGTTCTGTTAGTTCTACATTTGGAGTCTGATTGATTTCGTCCTTATGCTCTGAGCCAGTGTCTTTAAATTTGTTAAATCTTTGCCTATCTGTAACCGGTTGTTTTTTTAACTTTTTATTTTCCTGTTTCATTATAAACAAATCAGAATCGTTCTTGTCTGTTTGTTTTGGAGGAACCCTTTTATAAACAGGTTTTTCTTCTTTTTTATCGCTTGTTTTTGCAATACTGTTCATAATGCTTTCAAGCAGAGTTTGTTTTTGTTCTTCTGTTAATGTCTCTAGCAATTTTTGCATCAACTCATTCATTATTTTCTCCTGGCTAGACTGGTTAATATTTCTGCCATTTTCATTATTCTATCATGCTTGCCTTCTAGTGTTCTAACCCTAGCTTCTGCATGATTTTTAATTTTTAAAATTTCAGTAGCAAGCGGATTCTCTCTTATTGCTGAGTAGTATTTTTCTTGCCACTTAGAATACTGATTTCCGTACTGGCTCAGTACTCCACTTATTATAAACCAAATAGAAGAGTCTGACCACTCCAAAACGTTTTTTTCTTTTGTCTTTTCTGTTTCGATATATTCTGCATACGCATAAAGCTGAAATGCTGATATATTGCACTTTTCTGCATTCCATGATTTTATTTCATCAAAGTCTGCGTTAAAGACGTTTTCAATTTCAGCCGGAGGCTTTACTGCCACTAAATATTTTGACCTTTTCCAATCTTCTATTGTTTGCAAAAATTCTGCTAATCTTTCTTCTCCAATAAATGTCATAGTTTATTTTTCCATTCTTCTTCTGTTTCATTATAATTAAAAACGATGATTTTAATTTCATTTAAAACGCACCATTCTTTTTTGTCTCTGTCTCTTGCTTGGGCACGAAAAAAAGATAGCTTATCTTTATAGTGAAATTTATTAAATTTAAAATGTTGTTCTCCATGAACTTCAATAATTATATTTCTATTTGGAATATAGAAATCTGCCCTTAACACACCCTTTCTTGAAATGCCGCCACTTCCTGGCAAAGAAACTTCTTGTAATATTCTATCATATGGAAAATGAATATCAAGTAACGTCTTTGCCTTTTGATGAAGTTTTGATTTTTTTCCATCTCCTGATTTTGGTTTCCAGCTATGAAGTTTCCCGTCTAAGCCGATCACTTTCATACTGTATCCTATTTAAAAGAGTTTCAATATTCTGTTCAAGCAACAATTCATGATCATATTTTATTTGACCGTACTTATTTTTAAATTCTTCTATTTTTTTCAATACATTTGTATATTCATATTTATGAACAAGAATCATGGGCCAAATTTTAGAAAAAACTCTATTCATCCAATTGTCTTGAACAATAGGAACTGTATTACAAAAAATACATTCCCACGTTCTGTAAGTATCTAGCCCATTACCTGTTGGAGCAATAGCAAATTCATATGATGCTA